CCCACATGGGTAGGGGACGGGTCGCTGCAGCTCGGGCCGGGCCGGACGAGTGTGCGTGCCTCGGATGACGGTGGTGCGGGCCCGTTCGGCCCGGCATCGGCCGAGCTGGGCACGGTGTACCTACCCGCCGACGCCCCGGCCGAAGACGGCATGGTGCTGGCCGCCCGGGGCCGCTTGTTCGTGCTGTCCCAGACCCGGCTGGTGGTCGACCCGTCCGGCGGTGCGCTGGACTGTGTGGCCGCCTCGCTGACCGAGGTGGGGCAATGGGCGAGCTGACCCACGCCACGTTCGTGGTGACCCACCCCCGGGAGCTGCCTCAGGCGGTAGCCCCGCAGACCCACACCGTGGCCGATGACGTGGCCGCCGACACCGTGAGCAACACCCCGGTGCGCACCGGCCGCCTCGCTGCCGGGTGGAAGGTCAGCCACTACGGCGGCACCGAGTGGCTGGTCACCAACGAGGTGCCCTACGCGAAGCACGTGGAGTTCGGCACCCGGCACGCCCCGCCGGTCGGCATGCTCGGCCGGGCGTTCTCCCAGGCGAAGGCCCGCTATGGGTAGCCCGCCGGTGACCGGCTACGACCCGACGCTGGACTACGCCCGCCCGGACGTGGAAGCGCTCGTGCACGCCGTGGTGCAGCCCTACGGCGGGGTGGTGTCGTGGGCCACCACCGCCGAGGACCGGGACCTGCCCGGCTGGCTGGCCGCAGTCACCGTCCAGGTGGACGTGAAGGCCGGACGGAAAGCCGAGTGCTTCCGCAAGGCCGACCTGATCAGACGCGCCGTGTGCGCGTTGCCGTGGGCCGACTGGCCTGACGGCGTAGTGGCGCGCGTGGACACCACCGAAGGCCCCTTCTGGCTGCCCGACAGTGACGGTGCCCCGCGTTATGTAGCCCGGTACGTGGTGGTCGTGCATCCACGTCCGGCCGACCAGAAAGGACGCACGGCATGACCACACCCGTAGCTATGGACCCTGCGGAGACCATGGTTGGTACCGCCCGGGGTGTCGGCATCTGGATCGCCCCGGAGGGCACCGCCCCACCGGCCGACCTGGACAGCGACTTCACCACCCCGTGGCTGTCGCTCGGCTACGCCAGCGACGACGGCGTGACCATCGGCGGCGACACCTCCACCGAATCGTTCACGCCGTGGCAGTCGGTGACTCCCATCAAGACCATCGTCACCGAGCGCACCCGCACCGTGGGCTTCACCATGTGGCAGCTCAACGAGACGACCCTGGGCCTGTACTTCGACCAGGACCTGTCCGCCGAGACCGGCAGCGAGTTCGACTTTGACGTGCGCTCCGACTCGCCGCAGCAGATCCACGCCATTGGTGTGGACGTGGCTGACGGGGAGCGCCGGATGCGGCTGGTGTACCCCCGGGCCACCATCGAGTCGACCGGCGACATGACGCTGAGCAAGGGTGCGATGGTGCCGCTGGAGGTCACCCTGTCCGCGCTGGACGACGCGGGCACGATGGTGCACGTCTGGGTCGGTGCGGCCACCGGTGCCGTTGCTGCGCAGGAGTCCGGCCAGAAGGAGACCACCCAGCAGCCGCAGCCGCAGCCCGCCTCGGCCGGGAAGTGACTGCCAGCAACGGGCACTTCGATCTGGACGCCAAGCGCGCTGAGCGTGCTGCTGCGGCAGCCGAAGCTGCCCATGATCACTACGCGTTCACCTTCGGTGGCAAGCAGTTCCACATTGCGCCATCGACCGACTGGCCCGCCCGGGGCAAGTACCTGCTCGGCGAAGGTGACCTGGACAAGCTGCTGGACCTGGTGCTGGACGACCCGGCCGCGTTCTGGGAGCTGAACCCGACCATGGCCGACGTGAAAGACCTGCTGGAGGATCACGCCCGCTGGTCCGGCGTGGAGGGCGGGCTGGGGGAAGCCGTCGCATCGCAGCCTCCTGTTACGACCCCGACCTAGAAGCTGCGATGCTCGCCACCTACGGGATCGACGTGCACGATCCTGCGGTCACGTTGCGCCGGGTGCAGGTGCTCACCGACCGGATGCCGCCCGGCGCATGGCCGAACCCGGACCACGCGCTGAGCTGGGACACCGACGCGTACCTGCTCGCCCAGCTCATCGACCAGGTGGCCGGGCTGACCTACCTGACGGCCCGGGCGCACGGCGGCAAGCCGAAGCAACCCCAGCCGTTCTACCGGCCGGGCCGCCGTCAGCGAGCCCGGACCCGGGTGGCGCAGGCCACCCGTTCCAGTTGGGCCGCGCTCGCCGACAAGCTGACCGGCCAGTCCGGTGTGGAGGTCCACGATGGCTGATTACGGTGCGCTGACCATTGCCGTGCAGGCCAACACCCGGGCGCTGGAACGCTCCATCGCCACCCAGGCGGTGCGGGCCGGGGACTCGGCCGGGCAGACCTTTGGCAACCGGTTCACCAGCAGTGTCGGCGGGGTGCTGAAGGGCATCGGCAAGACCGCCGCGTTCGCCGGGGTGGCTGGGATCGGCTACGGCATCGCCAAGTCCATCACCTTCGCCAAGGGTGCCGTGGTGGACTTCAACTCCACCCTGCAGCAGACCCAGATCGGCTACACCACGATGCTGGGCTCGGGCAAGAAGGCCCAGAAGTTCATCGACGAGCTGAAGGCCTTCGCGGCCAAGACGCCGTTCGAGTTCGAGGGCCTGACCAAGAACGCCCAGACCATGCTCGGGATGGGCATTAGCGCCAAGGACGTGCTGCCCGATCTGAAGGCGCTGGGCGACTCGGTGGCCAGCGTCGGCGGCACCACCGACACCCTGAACAACACGATCTTGGCCTTCAGCCAGATGTCGGCCCGGGGCAAGGTCGACATGGGCAACCTGAACCAGCTCCTGCAGGGCGGGGTGCCCAATGCGCTGCGCATCCTCGCGTCCCGGTTCCACACCTCCACGCAGAACATGATGCAGATGATCAGCCAGGGCAAGGTGATGTCGAAAGACGCCATCCCGGCCCTGGTCAAGGGCATCGAGAAGGGCACCGACTCCACCGCCGCGCTGGGCGGCATGATGGACAAGCAGTCCAAGACCTTCCAGGGTGCCCTGTCCAACATCCACGACGTGCTCACCCAGGCGCTGGCCGGGATCGGCAAGCCGCTGTTCGACAAGCTGTCCGACCTCGCTAATCAGCTCGCCACCTTCCTCGCCTCGCCGCAGTTCACCAAGATCGCCCGGGCGGCCACGCAGATCTTCGGCGGCTGGATGACGAAGCTGGAACCGATCATCAAACAGGCCTGGCCGACGATCAAGAGCGTGCTGGGCCAGCTCTCTGGCCGGGTGTCCGGGCTGTTCGCCCAGCTCGCCCCGCTCGGCAAGACCGTGGGCCAGGTGCTCGGTGACGTGATGCACGCACTCGGGCCGGTGCTGGCGCAGGTGGCGCAGTCGTTCAAGGTGCTGATGGCCAACCTCGGCCCGGTGATCGCCAAGGCGGCCCCGATCCTGGCCGACCTCGCCAACCTGCTCGGCGAGCTGCTGGTGAAGGCGCTGAAGGCCATCACCCCGCTGTTCAAGCCGGTGGCCACGTTCCTGAAGCTGGCCATCGGGCTGGTGGGCGACCTGGTGCCCGCGCTCACCCCGCTGATCAACACCGTGATGGACTTCGCGGCCACCCTGATCAAGGCGCTGGCCCCGGTGCTGAAGGTGATCATCGACGCGCTGAAGCAACTGCTGCCGCCCATCCTCGCCATCGTCAAGGTGGTCGCGGACGAGCTGGTGGGCATCTTCAAGGCGCTGACACCGATCCTGGTCCCGCTCGGCAAGCTCATCGCCCAGCTCGCCAGCCAGTACCTCGGCGAGCTGGTCGACATCCTCAACGTGCTGACCCCGATCATCGAGTTCGCGGCCAAGCTGCTCGGTGGTGTGCTGAAGGCCGCCATCAAGGTGCTCACCCCGGTGCTGCGGGTGCTGATCAACATCCTGACCTGGTGGTCGCGGGTGGTCACCAACCTGGCCAAGTGGATCGGCGACAAGCTGGTGGGCGCGCTGAAGCTGTTCAGCCGGATCGCCAAGAACGTCTGGGAGACGGTGCGCCGGGTGATCAAGTGGAGCTGGGACCACGTGATCAAGCCGGTCTGGGACCGGTTCTACGACGCCATCCACGAGGTGGGCGACGCCTTCAAGTGGTTCTGGTACAAGGTGATCAAGCCGGTGTGGGGCTGGATCAAGTCGGCGTTCAACGTCGGCTGGTCCGCCGTGAAGAAGATCTTCGGCTGGTTCGGCAAGGCCATCGACAACCTCGGCGACCTGTTCACCGACTTCAAAGGCCTCATCCGGGACGCGTGGAGCTGGATCGGCGACAAGATCACCTGGGTGTGGCAGCACGTGATCAAGCCGGTGTTCGACGCGTTCAAGAAGATCCCCGGGGCCATCGTCAACGCCTTCCGGGGGCTGGGCCGCATCCTCGGCAACGTGATGGACAACGTGGTCAAGGCGGTGGGCCAGCCGGTCTGGGAGATTGCCGACAAGATCCTGAAGCCGCTGCTGTCCGGGCTGAACTGGCTGCTGTCCAAGGTCGGTATCGGCACCATCAACACCGACTGGATCGGTGCCATTCCGCACTTCGCCACCGGCGGCCGGGTGCCCGGCGGGTGGGGGGGCGGTGACAAGGTGATCGCTGCCGTTGAGCCCGGCGAGTGGGTGCTGACCAAGACCCAGGCCCGCGCCATCGGCTACGGCACGCTGGCCGGGCTGCCCAAGCACGGCCACGACGGCTCGGCACTGCCGCACTACGGCTACGAGCCGCTGGCCCGCCGGGTGGTGCCGCACTACGCCGAAGGCGGGCTGGTGCACGGCATCCTGGACGTGATCAAGCAGGACCAGCACTACAACTGGCACGGCATCGAGCTGGAGCGCTCGCACTCATGGCTCGGTGACGCCTTCGGGGCCATCGGGCACACCTTCACCGGGGCCATCGAGGGTGCCTGGCACCTCGGCCAGGACGTGGTGGAGTCCGGCACGCACCTGTTCCGCTGGGTCGCTGGCGAGGCGTTCGAGGCGATGGCCGCCCCGCTGAAGGCCGCCGCGCAGCACTGGGCCGAGTCCGACCAGATGATGCCCGCCATGCTCGGCAAGTGGGCGGTCAAGACCATCGACGCCATCGTGGACTGGGTGAAGGGCCACTCGGCCGAGCAAGGCACCGGGCTGGCCGGGGCGGCCGGGAAGGCCGCCGCAATGGCGCTGAAGGTGGTCCAGGTGGCGCTGGCCCAGATCAACAAGCCGTACGTGTTCGGTCGGCACGGCCCTGACGCGTTCGACTGCTCCGGGCTGGCCGAGTACAGCTACCGGATGGCCGGGTACCCGAACGGCAAGATCCCCGGCCCGTACGGCGCGATCGGCACCTACACCGGCAACGAGGTCACCCACGGCTGGCCGGTCAACGGCCCGGCGCTGCCCGCTGACCTGGTGTTCTACACCAGCCCGGGTGCGGGTGCTCCGCACCACGTGGCCATCGTCACCGACCCGCCCAAGGTGATCAGCGCTGCCGATGAGCAGATCGGCATCATCATGTCCACGATCAACTCGGCCGGGAACAGTGGCGACTCGCACCAGGTGCGCCGCTACATCAAGCC